GGTAATTGCACAGGTCTGATTGGTGATTGCTCCAATCTTCATGGTGATTGCACCAATCTTATTGGTGATTGCTCCAATCTTCGTGGTTATTGCACTAATCTTAGTGGTAATTGCTCCAATCTTCGTGGTTATTGCACTAATCTTATTGGTGATTGTACTGGGATTAGTGGCAATCTTGATGAGTGTTTTCTTACATACAAAGATCGTGAGTCCGGAGTTGACATTAAAGCCCTTGTGAGAACATAACACGGGACAGGTATATAAAAGAACTGGGGATTTGAGTAAAATTAAAGAAAGGAAAATTGATGAATAACTTTCATAGTTGGGTTTATGCTTGGGTATTAGTTATTGATGGAATTTTTGGTATTCTTTCATTTGGAACCTATAAGAACTCTTTTGGTATGGATTTTTTTGAATTTGTAACAAGAAGAAAATTAAGTAAAATGAAAAGATTTCAAAATAAGTAAGGCATTATCTAAATAGAAATTGTGGCTGATTAAGTTTGTGTAGTAATGTGCTCCGGTAACTCAGATGGTAGAGTATCGCCCTTTTAAGGCGAGAGTCGAGGGTTCGATCCCCTCCCGGAGTACCAAAAAAATGGCAAGATGAAAATTAGCGTTAAGGAGCAAAAAAATGAGTGGATTGTATATGATTAGGTGGGCTACTGTGACGAGGTATTTTTACGCCAAAACAGTAAACGAAGCTGTTTCTATGATGGTAACTCGCTGTTGCCAGCCGGTTAATGGCATTTTGTGTGAGAGTGACTCCAAGATTGAGATTGTCAGTTGGATGAATAAGACTTTTGATGAGGCAAAGAAAATCGCAATTGGAAATGGTGCGAAGTCAATTTATCGGTGTACACCCTGGGTAGAGATTTTACTAAAAAAGCAAATGACGATTGCTGAAATTGAACGGGAGTTAGGTTATGGAGTAGAAATACGCACCTAATTTAGGTGGGGGTGTAGTCCAATTGGTAGGAGACAGGAGACTTAAAATCTCTGGCCTATGCCGTGTCGGTTCGATTCCGACCACCCCTACCATAAAATATGAATAGTTCTGAACCCTTCGATGTCTCCAAAGAAAGAGTGTATAAAATGAAGTTTACAATAGCGACAGAATCCGAAGTTTTGAAGTATTTTAATATTGCTAAAGAATGGTATGAAAGTACCAATGGTACTTTTTCAGCATGTCAGTCTGTTGCTAAATATGCTGTAATAGAATACATTGCCAATAGTGAATGAAAAACTGTGTTTAATTTAAAACAATTAGAGGTTTAAAAATGTTTACTTTTCCTACCAAATAAATTATAATTATCTTGTTAGTTAAATAAGGGTCTTCAAACAAGGAGCAAAAAAAAATGGCTCGCAATGAAAATCAAGTGTTTGATACGGGCGATTTTGTGCGTGTAAGCGATAAGTGGTGGCTTGTTGAAGAAGATGTTGACGATTTTGGGTATTTCGTTGCTAGCAACGACGATGGTCTTGATGTTCGTTTTCATATCAGAGAAGTTGTCGAGGTTGATAGAAAGAATGTACGGTAGTTTTAAAATGTGGTGGGTGTGATTAATAGTGTCTATATCACAGGCGGTATAGACACTATACACAAACTGGAGGTATAACGTGGAATATCCAAAAATTGAAGACGTGTATCTTGGTGATGGTGTCTATGCATCGTTTGACGGATACCAGATTGTGTTGGATCTGCGTGGTCAGAATTCTACTACTAGGATTGCACTTGAACCGGACGTGTTGAATGCTCTTGATTTGTATCGTAAGAATATCCTAGATGCCTACGATAATCCAAAATAAAATTAGGTTGATGTGAACTTTTTTGTTTACATCATTAGCAAGATGGATTAAAATTCATCTTATGAAGTGGAGAGAATATTCTCTCCAGGTTATAGTCAACATCGAAAGGATGTACAGTTATGGTTAATGTGATCAACGGTAAGGCGAACTTCACTCGGGACAATCATCGCTTTATTGTCACCGAGAACGGTGTGAGGGTCCATCGAAGGCTCGATAGTCACATCGAGTATTCTCTCAACGCCACGTCACGCTGGTCCAAATCTGATTACGACGCTCGTCGGTATCAACTCAACAAGCATGCAGAACTGATCAGCGCGGTTCAGACCGTTATTCGAGGGTAGTTTGGTTTGGGGTTAGGTCACCCGATTTAACCCCAGACACACGCAACAGGAATTAACAATGTGTTCATTGATATTTAGATTTGACTTTCATAGGCGGCAGTTTCGGGATAGAAAGTACGTGATCTAGTTGATCGATATGTTCTTATTCATATATAAAAAAATATCTGCCTCCTTTTCATTTTGTAGACATCAGCAGTTCCTTATAAAAATTATGGGAAATTTATACTGCTCGTCTACATCAAATTGCAGACATAAACAATTCCTTATTACAAATAGCCGCCATCGCGGCACATTAGTTTATTGTTCGTCTGCTTAAATATGTGGCATAGGAAATTCCTTAAAATCTGAATAATATTTCTAGCCACAAAATAAAAACCAGAGGTATAAAATGCAAACAGCTCTACTGAGACTTTTTAACGGAGTACACACAGAAAATAAAACTCAAGAGTTCAAGCAAAACGAGAGGCTAATAAAAAGATCTTGTAAAAATGGATATGTTGTTGATCCTAGAATCAAAGTAACGGCAGCTCTTCTTGATATTATTGAGGAGTTTGTTGGAATGTCAGGTGAAAAGGCTAATACCACATTCCATAAATCGTGGAAGACGATCCAAGATACTCCTCAAGAGACTCTTTGGGTACAAGCTATTGTTCACTATATAACAACATATGGTTTTCAGACTATGGGTATGTATAATGATGACACGATTTATATACCGCATGAGCAACTGGATATTCCTGAGATTACAGAAGATGTTCCTCTTGTTTTTATTGAGGCAATGACAGCTAGTGATATTCTGAATGACATTCTACGATTGGGTTCGTCTGGCATTGCTTTGCATGAGGAAACGTTGAATGATATTATGGAAGTTGTCGAAGCAATGCAGTTTGATTCTGATTTCATTGTTGAAATTAATAATAGAGAACTAAAGGCGCGTCTTAACGATTTTTATGGCATTGTTCCTGATGAACCTGTAGAGTTTCTTCGTTATGTTATTAGCAAGCTTTGTAATGAGTCTCTTATTATTAAGAACACATATATGGTTGATAAGATTAAGGAGTCAAATGGAAAGTTCTTAGATGAATTGATGAAGGATGCTCCAGCTAATCTAGCTTCAATCTTCTTTAGGTTCAAGCCATTATTTTTGGCGATGAAGTCTATTTCTAAAGATAAGACTTTTTACAACGCGCTTCGCAAGAACGCTAATAAGATGCATATTCCTGTGAAAATGAATTACCTAGATATGGTTACGGCTGAGATTAGAGCCGGAACATTTGATGTGGATATAATGTTGAGAGCTCTTGAAAAAGCTTCGGTGTTTAGAAAGATTAAACTTGCATATGCATTGAAGGCGCGTTTGAATGCATGCGAATCTATTGTTTATTGTATTCGTAATGGCAGAGGATGGGCAACCGATTTCTCATGGGATCCTAAACTTGTAGATAAAACAGAAGCGGTGTACAATATAGTTTATGAGGCTATTGTAGAAGATATAAAGAAAAACGTTGATGGAAGGACAATTTATATTCCTAATTATATTAACTATGCTGTACCCTCTACGGAAAAGATGTTCACGGGGTTCTTCCCTAGAGGATCATATGTAACGGGTGAAGAGGATTTGATTGTTGGAATTCATTGGACAAATAATGTTAATCGTCGTGTTGACCTAGATCTTTCTGCAATTTGTTCTAACTCAAAGATTGGTTGGGACAGTCGTTATAATAGTGATGATAAGAGTATTTTATTCTCTGGAGATATCACTTCTGCTCCTAAGCCAAAAGGTGCCACAGAGCTGTTCTATATGAAGAATGGTTGTGTTGAACCATTTCTACTAGTTGTGAATGACTTCAACCACAGGTCTAATAGTCCCGTTGACACCAGAATCATATTCGCTCATGAGAAGATTAAAAATCTAAATAGAAATTACATGGTGGATCCAAATAATATTATTGCTTTAGCAAACATTGTGATTGATAAGAAGCAAACTATTCTTGGTCTTATGACACCAGTTGATAATGAAAATCGTTTCTACTTTTGTAACGCGTCAGTAGGAACTGGTAATGTATCAGTAAATAATAGCCCTATGAAGCACAGTCTAAATTATATGATCTCCAGTATGATTGATTCAATCAGTCTTAACACACTCCTGGAAGATGCTGGTGCGACCCTGGTGAATGAAAAGCCAAAAGGTGATGAGTACATTAACCTAGATCCAAGTGTCCTTGATAAACATACTGTGATTGATTTAATAGTGAGGTAGATTATGTCTACAGTTGTGAAAAAACGTGATATTGAAAATTAATATCACTTAGATTTTTTGTTTTTCCAATCTGTGATATAATTATATTGTAGTCAAAATTCAATCATCATTCTGTAGGAGGACTGGCCAGTGGTGTCACAAGTATTCGGAAACTCCGAATAGTTCAGGAGGCGACGATGAGTAAGCACGAAGAAAATTTGAGATATGCCGTAACAGCACTACGGAAATATGAATACAAATCTTGGTCCGACTCCCAAACGGACCCAGACTACATCGAGGCTGCTGCCGATTACATGGCCGAACTGGAGGCTGAACGCGACAGCCTGCGGGCGGTGGTGGCGCAGGTGAAGGAGTGGCACGATAAGGCCGCGCTCGGCGACGTGTGCGTGACCTTCGGCAAGCTGGCCGCCATACTTGGGGGAAAATGATGAAACTAAGACAGGCTGGATGTCGGGAATGTGAAAATTCGACTAGCGGAGATTGTGGGCAGCATTATGCGGGGGTCTGTGCATCATGCGGGCAACCCCCATCTGTATACAACTTTAACGGCGGCGCGGTTTGCTGTGAGGAAGAAATCTCACGCCTTCGCGCTGAACTCGACAGCCTGCGGGCGGTGGTGGCGAACGTGCGATGGCTCGCAGAACGATGTGAGGCCAGCGAGGACGGACCATATCCGCACGAAATCTTTGGGTTGCTTGAGGGCCAGCCGAAGGTGCTGGCGGTAGATCACGGAAGGTGGAGCGGAAAGGCCTACTGGATTGACGGGTCGGCGATACCTATGGGGATTGGTGAAGCGTGGCCCGATGTAACCCGTATCATCGTCGAAAGGGGAGTGAAATGACCTGGAACTATCGCAAGGCCAGGCGCGGCGAAATCAGATGCGGGCAGTGCCGCACCAGCCCCAAGGGCAAGACAACCACGTTCAAGCAAGTAAAAGAATTGGATAGTAAGTAGGCTGCCGATGGCTAAGTGTAGAAAGGTGGGATCATAGTTTAATTGGTAAAACGGTGCCCTGTCACGGCATTGTCCGGGGATCGTAACCCCGTGGTCCCGCCAAAAATATAGTCGGTTAGTCTAGTTGGTTAAAGGCATCTGCCTTACAAGCAGAATATCGTGAGTTCGAATCTCACACCGACTACCAAAATCACATCGACGTAACCATATTTATTGATACACCAAATGGAGTTAAAGCATGGTAGAAATGTCTAATAATGAACATGTATCGCCAAAAAATTCAGTTGCCATTTTGGGCAATTCTGGTATGTCAATTGTTTCTAAATGGGTAGTTAAATACGATGATGTGTTCGATATGCCACAATATATTCAAGGAGTATATTTAGGACCACTCCTGGGTGAAGCAGGAAAGAACATTTATATTGGGGATATAGAATCTATTGACTTTGAACAAATGATTGTCACGCGCTATACTGGTGATCAGTGCAAACTTATTGGTAAAGGAAAGCGGATGATTTTGCTTAACGAAGAGGATGTACAAAATTTAGCAAATTTGAATTTAGAAGATTTAGATTTAGATGAATAGTTTTTTGTTTACTTTATAGTTATTTTTGCTTATTATATTTTAGTGATACCTTTTTTTATGTGATTAGGAGAATGATGTGAAAAACGTTATTCGATCTAACGGTAAGATTGCTAAGCGACGTTCAAAAAATCTTAACGAGGGCGAAATTCAGTGTCTGACTTGTGGAACGTGGATAACGGTTTCTAAATTTGTCGATAAGCATTTCAATGAGATATTTTATTGTAAGTCCTGTAAGAAAGAGCAACAAGAAGAAGACAAAAAAGTTGATATCAAACCAAAAAAGAAAAAACAACAGAGGCCGCAGTTTCCTGACAATTGTCCACATCGTCCGTTTTTTGGTTGTAATAGTTCTAGATGGTGTCAAGGGTGTTACTACAATCCAGACGAGAAGATTGCATTGATGACAAAGTTTGGATATGACTCCGATGAAGTGAAGACATCAAAAACACACTGGTTTTATAGTGATAAGAACCATGCTAAGAAATTGTTGGCACTTCTAGAGGATATCAAACAGGGTAGGGGTTTATTAAAAGGTGGTAATCGTTCTTGGTTTAAGTATGCAAGAAAGAACAAAGACGATGATGAAGAATGAGAGGTAAATAGTTATGAGAAATGATGTTTATGATTTTCCTATTGTTGAGAGAAAACTAATTGTGGTGGGTATTGACAATCCAGATATGGATAGTTCACTCTATGTTCCAAATAAACGGGCAATTGTTCGAACAGATACAAATGAAGTACTTGGAATTGTTGGTTCTAATTATAAGGTTTTGACACACGAACAAGCATTGACGCCTATTCTTGATTCGTTTGCTAACCTCGGAGTCGAGATTAAGACAAATATTATTATTACGGCAAGCGGTGCAAAGATGTTTGCCCATATCTATTTCCCACAGAAAGTTTTCAGCGTTGGTAAAGAAGACGACACAGTGTATCCTGGTGTCACCGTAATCAATTCGCTAGATGGGACATTGAAGTACTTTACCGAAGCATTTCTGTATCGCACGATGTGTGAGAACGGGCTTAGAGTGCCACATGTTTTAGTATCAACAAAAGGAATGCATTCCAAGAACGAGAATTTCGATGATATCGTTGAAAACATTCTAGAGAAAATTGGAAATAAAGAAGTATTTGATTCTTTTTCTAAGTGGGCAATAACAACGGTATCAGAAAATGAGATGTTAGGTCTTATTGATGCCGTTATCAAGAATCCCATGTGTTCATTTCCGGCTAGATATGAGGATTTGGTTAGATTACGCGCGGCTAAAGAAGTTTCATTTGGAATATGTTCTATTTGGGGTTTGTACAATGCATTCAATGGCGTTCTCGAGCATACATTAATTGGTGAAAAGGATAAGTATGAACGAGCACGTCTATTAGACCAGAATTTATTTAAGGTGTTTTCGTCAATGTTTTAAAAAATAATCTACAAACAAAAATAAGTAAACAACAAGTCTCCTATGATATTTATTGTCATAGGAGATTGTTTTGTATGGGTAGAAGATCAAAAGAATACATGAAACAAGAGATGGAGAAATGCACGGCAGATCCATTGTATTTCTTATTGACATACGGAAAAGTTCGCCATCCTAAACGTGGGATTATACCATTTGACCTTTATGACTATCAAATAGAATGTCTCAAGAATTATATAAAAAGCGATTATAATATTATTCTAAAATCGAGACAGACTGGTCTTTCTACAATTACCGCAGGATATATTGCTTGGTTATTAATTTTTTTTGGAGCAAAAGAAATAGCCGTTGTTGCTAACAAGCAGAAGAGTGCTCAAGGTTTCATACGTAAAGTGAAACTCATTATCAAACAATGTCCTTCCTGGATGGTTCCAAGAATCACATCAGACAACAAGGGTTCAATTGAATTGTCGAACCTATCTAAAGTTGACGCTGAATCAACCACGTCAGACTCAGCTAGATCGGAATCTCTTTCTTTATTAGTTATTGATGAGGCTGCAGCGATTGACACACATAAAGTCAATGACCTCTGGGCGGCTGCCTCTCCAACCTTATCTCTTGGTGGATCTGCTATTGTTATCTCAACACCAAAAGGTGTTGGAAATTGGTACCATAAACAATGGGAATCGGCAATACAAGGTCAATCTGAATTTGTACCATTTACAGCTCATTGGTCAGAGCATCCAGAATTTTCTATGGGCATGCATCGCGATGATGAAGGTAATCTAACTTCACCATGGTATGAAGCACAGAAAAAGCGATTACTATATAATAAGAGATTGATTGCTCAAGAATATGATATGAGCTTCCTTGGATCTGGTGATCAGGTTATAGAGGAAGATGTGATAAAGAAATTAGAAGTGAATCTTCGTCCACCAATTGAAATTCGTGGATTCGACAATAATTTGTGGGTGTGGGAAAATCCTATTCAAACTGAAACGTATATTATAACGGCTGATGTTGGTAGAGGAGATGGTGGAGACTACTCTACGACTGAAGTTATAAAACTTAGCAATAAAGAACAAGTTGCAGAGTACAAAGGGTATCTACCACCAGATATGTTTGCTAAATTTTTATCAGAACTTGGTCTAATGTATAATACCGCTATTATTGCTGTTGAAGCTAACAGCATAGGTCTTGCTACATGTTTAAAATTGGAAGAAATAGAATATCCAAATATATATTATTCGATGAGAGGTGCGTTTACTAATCGTAATACTAGACAAATAGAACGAGCATTTAATAATGGAACAAGTAGTGTTCCAGGATTTCAAACAACGTCTACAACTCGTCCACTTGCAATATCACATTTAGAAGAAGCTATAAGAACACAAACTCTGATCGTTCATTCTACTAGATTTATTAGCGAGCTTAGAACGTTTATTTGGAAAAACGGTAAACAAGAAGCTTTGACTGGGTATCACGATGATTTGATTATGGCAATGGCTATCGCGATGCTAATTATATCAACAACGTTGAACGATATGATAAGCGCTAGAGAAAGCATTATTGCCTCAATACGTGCGATAAAGGGTTACTCTTCTAAAGTAGATGACGAGATTTCAGTTTCTAACGCAGCATTTATACGAAGGAAAGCAAAAGAAAATCCTTGGCAAATTATTACCAAGCAAGGAACGACAGAAGACCTGTCTTGGTTATTATAAGAAAGAAGTAATTCATGCCATTATTATTTAGACGACATAACGTAAAAAATGTATTTAACACTGATGAGAAACATCTTTCAAGTCAGAATATTGATCTGCCAACAAAATTGACTTTGTTATTTAAGCGAGGTTTTGGTCGTCGTTATATTTCTAAACCAATTAACGACGATGCTCCAATAACTCCACAGCATAAGGAAGTTATAAAAAGCCAACACAAACAATCTTCATATGATCATTATGTAAGAACAATGACGGTGGCTTCCGATCGTAAAAAAGCGTTTGATGATTATAAGATCATGGATTATTCTCCTGAAATTTCTTCTGCTCTTGATATCTATGCAGACGAATCTCTAACTCTTAATGAGTATGGTGACATTCTAACAATAAATAGTGATAACGCCAGAGTCAAAAAGGTTTTAGAGAATCTATTTGGTGACGTTATTGATATTAACCACCAGTTATGGAATTGGCTTCGTAATATGTGTAAGTACGGTGATTGGTTTGTACTTTTAGACGTACAACCAGAAAAAGGAGTTGTTGGATTTCTACCTCTTCCTGTTGCAGAGATACGAAGAGAAGAAGGATTTGATGATGATCCAAATAACGTGAAATTTATTTGGGATACAAACGGTCTAGAATTTGATAATTGGCAAGTTGCACATTTTAGACTATTATCTGACGAAGAACGTATGCCATATGGTACGTCGGCTATTGAAGCCGCTCGTTTATCTTGGAAACAGCTTAAACTTGCTGAAGACGCCATGCTAATATATCGTATTACTAGAGCACCTGAGCGCAGGGTGTTCTACATTGATGTAGGAAACATCGATCCAAAAGACGTAGATGCTTATATGGAGACTATAAAGCAAGAAATTAAGAGGACACCAGCTATCGACATCGCAACCGGGAATATGGATATCAAATATCTTGCAATGTCGGTTGAAGAAGATTTATTTATTCCTAGACGCCACGATAAGACGGCTGAAATTGATACACTTCCCGGAGCATCTAATCTGGATGAGATTGGTGATATTGAGTACATTCAACAGAAATTGTATTCAGCTTTGAAAATTCCTAAAGCATATTTCTCTGATGAAGCAGACATTAAATCTAAAGCAACACTTGCAAGTCAAGACTTTAGATTTGCGAGAACTATTAATAGATTTCAGCAAGCATTATTATCAACGATGAATCAGATTGCAATTATACATTTATATGCTCTTGGAATGAGAGATAAAGAACAACTTCTAGATTTCGAGTTATCTCTTACAAACCCATCATCACAAAGTGAATTAGAAAAGCTAGAGTTGTTGAATCAAAGAGCGTCAGTGTTTGATGCACTATGGGATGATTCAACTCTATCGCCGGCCTCATATGTGTGGGCAATGCAAGAAATATTTGGATTTGCTGATGAGCAGATTAAGGTAATGATACGGCAACAAATGCTTGAAGGAAAGATGAAGTTGGAAATTGAGAATGCATCAATTGATCCAGAACTAGAACAAGCTAAAGCAGGATTTAAAGACATTGCTGATTTTGAAGACGCTCAAGAAAAGAAGCTAGAGCCAATAAAAAAGCTAGCGCCAGAAAAAAAGGAAAAACCAGCTCAGGTTTCTGATAATATTGAGAAACTATTTGCAACTATGAATATTCTTTCTGAAGATAAAAAAACCAAACCGAAAAAAGAGGTATTTAAACATAACAGCTTTATTGTTGGTGGTATCTTTAATATGTTGTCAAAATTTGACGACGCAGTAAATAATAAGCGTTCTATCGTAGAAGTGTATCAAGAACAGTTAGCAAAGAAAGGTAAGTCGTGAACTTTGGAACAATATTAGATTCAGTAACAAAGCAATGTTTGATTGGTGTTGCAAATGGAAGAGAAAAAGAGTCAAAGAAATTAGCTAGATCTTTTTCAGATTATATACATTTGAAAGAAGCTTTAAGAAAGCAATTTTATGTGTATTATCAACTAAACACCGCTTTCATTAAGAATAGAAACACGGCTGAGATGTTCGTGAAAGAAGTGTTCAACACTCTTAAGGAGTTCAACTTTGACGACATAAAGACGTATAATGCTATATTAGAAACGAAGTTTCCTTCTCCTAAGATTAAGTCTACTCCGCTGAATCAATCGATAGCCGAGGTTATTCGTTATATGACTTCTGTTTGTGGTCAAAACCAAAAGAGTTATGTTGAAGCTTTGGAAACAATTGTAGATAGTGTTGTAAAAGACAAGCTTACCCCAACAGAGACAGTTGAACGAATGACAGAAGAGATTGCAAATTCAGAGTTGAAGTTTTTGACACCAAGACACGTTGTGAAGATTGCTTTAAATAAGTTTAATAAGAAATACTCTGATGCGTTCAATGATGAAGACAAGAAAGTTTTTTTTACTCTCAAGGGTGGCGTTGTTGAAGATATTGAACATATGCATAGTGAATATATTGGTGAAGCAATGGAATTAAGTCATAACGCTGCAATCCCATCAGAGTTTGTACACAAAATTGAAAAATGTGTACATGTATGTAGTGAAGCGATTACGAATGATACAATTTTAGATGTATATGATTTGGTTTGTGAGTTACGAGATCTAACAAACGAGGAAGTAAATAATGGGTAAATTTGGTCCAGGAACTAAGAGTGACATACACGTTAAGTCAAATAATTGGAAAGTGGCTGTTGGGGCTATTGAGAATAAAAATAGACCTGAGGGTCTTTATATTGTAATGTCTTCGTGGATTACGCCCAAAATGACAATTATGAAAGCGCAGAGCACAGCAACAAGTGAACCAGAAGCATTGGCTGTTGAGATTATAAAAAACTTTGGTAAAGAAGTTGAAAGAGCAAAACGCGGATTTGGTGGCTATTTTGATAGTACGTATTTCGATACAGCATCGTTAATCGTAACATATGAAATAGCAGCATCGCAAGCAAAGCCAGGTAAACCTCAGTTTTTTGAGTTAGAAATAAATCTTGATACTGTAAATGATATTGATTTTAATGGTAATCCTGCTCCAGGATCTTCTGGTAAGATTAATACGATACCGTTCAAAGATTTCATTGCAACGGTAACTAAATCAATTAATAAAATTTTGGATAGTGATATATTTAATGATACAAAAGCAAGTGTAACCTTTGCAAAAGTTAAGAAGGGATGAGATGAAAAAATCAGAGTTGAAAAAAATAATTAGAACTGTTATGTGTGAAGCCGATAATGATTCAAATCACATTAAAATTATGAACGCAAAATTAAAAGAACTTGGGTTTAAACCCGCTGTGAAAACACTTACATCAACAAACAATACTATTGAAACAGGAAAAGTTGATCCAAACAAACTCGGAGTGTTTGGTATGGTTTTCACAGATATTTCTTATACGGTTGACGTATACGATGAATATGACTATGGAATGGAAATTAAGGTTGAATTCCGATATAAACACCCGGGTGGTGGAACAACTGGGAAAAGTATTTCATATGTTTATAGTTATGCTAAAAATAGTTGGGCGGTAAGAGGATGAAAAAATCAGAATTGCGACGAATCATTAAAGAGTGTATGATTGAAGAAGCTTCGCTTGGAAAAAGTCTAGAAGATGTTTCGGGTTCGCTAACAAAGTTTCTTAAGGACAATTTAGATACAATTGCAATTCTAACTAATAATCCTGCTAAACTTAAAACATATTTAGAAAAAGAAATGAAAAGTCTAAAGGTGTCTGATGAATATTCAAAGAAATTTTTTATGGATTTAGATACTAAGAAAAGCGGTCTAGCTAGATTACAATTTATTACAAACACAATGTTAGCGGGTATGAAACTAGGTGTAATAAAATGAGTAAAAAATGTGTCATAACTGAATGGTTTGAATTAGATGTTGGTACCGAAGTGCTAGAAGAGTTGACAAAGAATCCAAGCTCTCCTGTTACGTTGCGTGATAAGTTACTTCAAAAGGCCAACATTAAAAACCATAATGGACGAATCTATCCTCGCGAAGTTTTGTTCAGAGAAGTTAATAAGTACGCAGAATTTGTTCGCGACAGACGTGCATTAGGAGAACTGGATCATCCCGACTCTCCTATTGTTGAATTAAAGAACGTTTCGCATTTAATTACAGATATTTATATGAAAGGCGATGAAGTTCGAGGTCATCTTGAAATTCTTAATACCCCACCTGGTCAGATATTAAAAAGTCTAATACAACAGGGTGTCAAGATTGGAATTTCATCAAGAGGAATTGGTTCTTTACAGCAAGAAGCTGATATAAATATCGTCCAAGACGATTTTGAACTGATTGCTTTTGATGCAGTTTCATCTCCTAGTACTCCTGGTGCGTATTTAGTCGAAGGACTGCGACACGAAGTTGATAAATTCAACGGTTTGAGAAATATCCTTCACGGGATTTTAAAAGATTCATATTTTAAATGAGGAGAATCAAAAATGAGCTATAAAAAAAGTATTATCAAGGACGCTATAATTGAAGCAAAAGAACTTGAGAAGACTGCTATCGAAAATGCCCAAGATATGGTGATGGAACAGTTTAAGCCTACGTTTGCCACGTTTTTCAGTGATCTTCTAAAGGAAGAGGATGAAGAGAATATGGAAGACGAAGAAGAAACTTCTGATGAAGAAGATAAGGAAGAAGTTGAAGAAGGAACCGAACACGATATTGGTAAAGAGAAAGATGCTGGTAGAGATGATACTGATGCTGCAACCGATAAGGTAAATGAAGAAGACGAAAATATGGATGATGAAGATGAGGATGGAGACTCAAATCTTCCTAGTGATGAAGATGAAGAAAAAAATATTGATATTCCCGACGAGTTGTTTGATATGGAAGAAGATGAAGAAGAAGCTGGAGAACCAGAACTGGCTAGTGATGAAGATGATGAAGAATTTGACTTCAGCATTGAAGATGACGAAGATGAGGGTGAAGAACTCAAACTTCCTAGTGACAACGATGAAGTTGATGAAGAATTTGACTTCAATGACGATGAAGAAAGTGACTCCGAGGAAGCTGCTGATGAGGAAAAAGAAGAGTATGAAGAAGGACTCTACATAAGAAAAGAAGGCGAATTCAAGCCTATTACTCCTGCAGAATATCTGCAAACAAGAATCAGCGAATTAGAAGAAGAAAACGAAAAACTGACTTCAGCCGTTGGTGCGTTGAATGGTCAGTTGAAGGAAACACATTTATTTAACGCAAAGCTTGCTCATTTGAATAAGCTTTATCTAAGTGGTGCGTTTACTTCCAAAGAAAAAGAATCTATTGCAAAGAGACTTGATGGATGCGATTCTATTAACGAAGTTAAGAATTTGTATAAAACAATCGTGGCTGAAGTTAAGGAAAAGAATCCTCTAGATGATTTTTCTAATTTGATTAAAGAAGCTAGACTTAAGAAATCAACTAAGTCTGAAAAGGTTTTTGAATCTCCCGAAATGGCTCGTATGAGACGCATGGCGGGAATAGAATAATAGAGGAGTAAATTATGAGTGTACTACTAAAATCCGGAAAGGTCGGTAATATCCAACTTCACCAGCTTGCCGAACAACGCAAAAAGGTTGTTTCAGCGTGGGAAGAAACCGGTCTTTTAAAAGGATTAGACCCGATGATGAAGGCAAATATGGCTCAGCTTATGGAAAACCAGGCTGGGGCACTTCTAAACGAGGTCGACAACGTTACATCTAACGTTGCTGGTTTTGATATTTCTGTTTTCCCAATGCTGCGTAGAGTTTTTTCTAGATTGCTAGCAAACGAGATCGTTTCTGTGCAGCCTTTGAACCTACCTACAGGTTTGGTTTTCTATCTTGATCATCAGGTTGAAACAGTAACCACGGGTTCTCGTGGGACATATTCTACCGTGTATGATGCTCACTACAATAACGCTGGGTATGATTACTCACGCGGTACCGCTACTACTGTTGGTTCATCCGCTACTACTCTTGCGATTGTTTCATCTAGTGCTGCAACACTGCAATACTCTGGTGGTGAAGAAAGTCTTGCATCACTACGGGTCTATGGTTGCTCAGCGAATACTGGATACGTTGTAATAGGTGGAGAAACAACTTATACTATTGATCCAATTACTTGGACTCAAGGTTTGTTCCACAATAACCAAATTGCAGTTAAGATTTCTGGATCTTCACAGAATGGCAACATTGTACATAGTGCTTACACTACATGGACAACTTATGCCGATTTAGAAGGTAGCAGCAATATTGCAGAAGTGCGGCTAATCGTGACAAGTACAACCGTGAACGTCGGCTCTCGAAAGATGAAGGCTCACTGGACACAAGAACTTGCTCAAGATTTGGCAGCATACCATAGTATCGACGCTGAAGCAGAATTAACCGCGTTATTGTCAGAAGAGCTTGCAGCTGAAATCGACCGTGAAATTATCCGTGACCTAATTAACTTCGCTCCATACGAGACAAGTTGGTCATATGATAGATCGGCAACGGTGACAAGATCTGATGGCGTACAGATTCCTGGAGATCCTGCTAGTGGATATGTAACTCAGAAGGAATGGAACCAAACTCTAATTACTCAAATTAATAAGATCAGTGCTCACATTAACAAGATGACACTTCGTGGAGGAGCAAACTTCCTAGTTGTTTCTACTGAAGTTGGATCTGTGTTGGAAGACCTTGAAAAGTTCCACGCTGTTAATGATACTGAAACTGAACAGTTTAATATGGGTATCGAAAAAGCTGGTACATTGACTTCACGTTATACGGTATATAAGGATCCTTACTTGCCAGCAGAAATTTGTTTGATTGGTCATAAGGGTAAGAGCTTCATGGATACTGGATATGTGTACGCTCCGTACATTCCCTTTACCTTGACGCCGACTGTACTACACCCGGACGACTTTACACCTCGTAAGGGTATCATGACTCGTTATGCTAAGAAGGTAGTTAATAACAAGTATTATGGTTTGGTAAGAGTAATCTTCCCAACTAGCTATAATATCATTAACTATGCGTAATTAGTATAATAGGTTAATATTTTGGGGAACATACATGTGTTCCCCATTTTATTTTTATAGAGTAATTTTTATACCAGTTACTTTCGTCATTGTTATAAAGACTTGGATATTTATATACGTACAAAATTGGAAGGATTTTAAATGATAGAGTATAATATAGATGATAAAAATAGAGCGGCTATTGGGTATCTACGTTCTGTAAAGCGAAAAGTTATGGAGAGAATTTCGCAATTCGAAGGCTATGAGAATGTAGATGCAACCACTGCAATATTATTAGATAATGAATTGCGTCTTATTTCAGAATTAGGTACATCTGTTGATATTGCTGGTTATACTGATTCTGCATTTCCAATTGTTTCTAATATCTATCCAAGCATGATATCACGTGAACTAGTATCTATCCAACCACAACATCTACCAAGAGGACAAGTATTTTTTTACGACCCAAAGGTGGAAACATCTGCAGGTACAGGAGTTTATGCGTCGCTTCATACAATCCACACAGGAAACTCGGCCTACGATGTGTCAAAGGGATTATCGACCGTAGTGCAAGAAGCTAAAAGTGCTGTTACTTATACTCAATACACCTCAGGAAATAATATTGTCCTTCCGTATTCTGGTGGTGTTGATGGATTATCTTCATTACAAGTTATGTTGGATGTAGACCGAACTGGATTTAGTGGAATAAACGGAATAGTAACAGCTTCTTCTACCCTTGCAACAACCTCTCCACTATTTGTATTCGATGATAAAATTGGTAGCGGAACTTGGGCCGATAATATGGTTAGATCTGGATGGTTACAATATCAGTTTACAGCTTTTACACCAACGATAAATTCGTATTCTATTAGAACATATGCTGCTGGTTTACCAAACACTGTTAAATTGTCTGGTAGCGCTGATGGTTCATCGTGGACTGAATTGAATGTTAACTCTGGATTATCTCTTTTAGCGTCGAGAAGATATGTATTTCCTTTAACCGCAAGTTCTTCTTACGATTATTATAGAATATACGTATCAGGAGGAGTTCCAGCTACTTTTGTGTCAGAAGCAGAACTTCTTGGTCCTGAAAAAATGAATTTCGTTATCAATCCACAAACATGGGCGAGTTCGTTTTTCAATGGAATGAATATTAGTATCAAAGCTACCAATGATTGGTTATCTAACACTGTTGATCTAGAATGGTCCGCAGCAACACGCTCTGCTTACACCCAATATAATATATATGAATCCCTAGAGGGTGTCTCTGGTGTTCAACAGGTGCAACTGACAATAACTGGAGCTCCAGTCACAGTAAGTAGTAAACAACTAAAGACGGCGTGGACCTCTGAGATGGAAGAAGAGCTTTTGCCAATGTTCAATATGGACATGCAACAAACGTTTATCAAAATGATGGCTGATGAGATTGCAGCTGAGATTGATCGAGAGATCATCAGAGATCTTATCAATATCGCTCCATATGAAACATCTTGGAATTACGTACAGACGGCTACTACAACGATGACAGATGGCACAATTATACCCCCAGATATTTCAAGTGGAACACACACACAGTATCAGTGGAATCAAACTCTTCTGACACAAATCAACAAGATTAGTGGTTTAATAAAGAAAAATAATTTCAATAGAGACGCCAATTGGATTGTTTGCTCTACTCATGTTGGATCTGTTATTGAAGACATGCCAGAATTCTACAGTTTCAATCTAATCGACCAAACAATGGATATCAAAGTGACAGGCCGACTTAGTGGAAAATATAATGTTTTTGTAGATCCATATCTACCTAAAGATGTATGTCTAATTGGGTATAAAGGAAGTGACGAATATGATGCAGGATATATTTATGCACCATATCGGGTCATGGTTCCAACAGAAAAGATACATGATCCAGATGAGTTGTTCACATGGAAATTAGGATTAATGAATAGAGCAGGAAAATATATCGCGACAAATAAGAAATATGGTCTTATTCGATGCGAATTTCCTAGTGTCTATGAAGTAATAAATGGAGAGTAGATAGATGAAAAAATCAGAAGTTAAAGCAATTATTAAAGAAGTGATACAAGAAGAAATTGATATTAAGACGGCATTAGACTATTTTGGAGATCTCGACAAAGCTGCTAAAGCCGCATTAATGTTTGTTGTTAAAAACGGATTTACAAACAAAAAGAAAATAGATATACTTGTTAGTGATGTTACTCACGCGTTATCTAGGGTTGAAGGTGTTAGAAAACTTTTGAATAAGTAAATAGATAGGATACTTCATGGCTAAATATGCACACACGGACCCCGAAATAACTGGTTTTACAGATTATGCATCAACAATGTTTGGTGCACCCGTGATTAATGTAGAACTTTCTGCTAATCAATATACTCACGCATTTAACAATGCTATTGAGGAATACAGCAATTACATTACACAGTGGGCGATTAAAGGAAACATTGCTAATGCTCTTGGTCTAGATAGTGCCCAAGACTTTACAATGAGATGGGTTGCACAAAACTTTGAGTTTGCTAAGTCGTTTTCTAAAGCATATTCAGAACAAGTTAATGTTGGTGGAAATATACCAGTCCATAAGTCGGCGTTCACTCTAACTGAGGGCGCTCAAGTATACTATTTACCAAATGATATTACAATCAATGAGGTTATGTGGCAAGAACCCCCCGCCATAAATAGATACCTAGTAGATCCAAATAATAATCCAGCGTGGGTAAACCACGAATTTGGATGGGGGTACATGGGCAATTCATATCAGTTCATTGTTCCATCGTATTTTCAGATTCAATTGGCACAAGCAACCGATATGAGATGGAAACTTCTTAAAGGTGATTATACATATGTTATTCGTCCGGCTGCAGCAGACCCAACAAGAAATGGATACACTGGCCAGACTGTTAACTCCGTGTACATTTATCCACAACCACGATTAGAACAAGAGGGTGTAAAAGTATGGTATTTCTATAAGAATAATACTGATCTTAACCTCTATTCTGGCCAAAGTATAAATGAATTTGTTAATAACCCAGGAACTATTACGATGAATGAACTACCGTATAGTTCATTTAATTCATCAGCCCAGAGATGGGTTAAGCAATATGCTCTTGCCACAACGAAAGAAATCCTTGGCAGAATTAGAAGTAAGTTCTCAGCTCTACCTATTCCAGATGCAGAAGTCGTTCTAGATGGAGAATCGCTTCTGTCAGAAGGACAAGAAGAAAAAAGAGAATTGAAAGAATATTTAACAAAGGAACTTGAATCAATGGATATTTCCCAGTTGATTGAATCGGATGCTAATGCTGCTGAGAATATTAACAAAGCTTTGTCATTCGTTCCAATGAAGATATATCGAGGATAATATGATTAACTTAGATCTAGCCAAAGGTGATATAATTCTAACTGGAAAATATCGCAACAAGAGAGAAGTTGTGACGCACTTTGGCTTTGATGATAAAGGCCAACCAACAGTAAACGGTAGAAAGATGTTGACCTTTAGAATAGAAAAATTAATGAAAGAGGAAATAGAACTTATGAAAAAGTCCAATCTAATTGCAATCATTAAAGAATGTATACACGAATTGAAGGAAGAGAAATATCCAAAAGGATATGATGATCCTGGTCCACAAGATCACGAAGGTCCAATTGAAATATACGGTGTAATGGGAATGAGTAGCAAAAAGTTTACCAAGAAATTTAAATCACAAAAAGAATTCGAGCGTTGGATGGAAAAAAACGGAGACGATGTAGAAATTCTTGGATATAGATAGGCGGCTATTATAATGGCATATTCTGGTCTAAGTCTATGGTTTGGTGAAAAAGAGAATACGCTGTTCAATAACCTTGGACGTGAACTCGTTGAAACTCTTATCACACAACACTTCACGCTCTATAGAATTGACATTGATGAAACAGATGCAAACTTCTATGGTGAATCTAAGAAAAAAGCATTTAAGACACCACAAGAAGTGAAAGCTAGAATTTCTATTGTTGATGCTGATGTTGTAGACGAGGGTGGAATTCGTCGTATGTCAAGAGGTGATATGCAGACGTGGGTGTATCTACAACATCTCACAGAATTAGATGTATCAATAAATGTTGGTGACTTCATTGGCTTTCAAGGAAAAGTCTACGAAGTGTATGATAATGGAGCAAACAAAGACTCTATGACTAGAAAATATGCTGGGGATAGAGATTACTTTCAACAGATTCTTGCAAAAGTTATTACACAAGATATATTTGCAGGGTCATTAACTGGACAAGGATATAAAGAATGAAAAAATCAGAGTTAACAAAACTGATTAGAGAATACATACAAGAGCTAAAAGAAGCTGAAGGTGTAGTTTACGACATTTACGTTTATATTCCACTAAGAATAGATTTACAAAACACCGACTATAGAAAATTCGAAAAAGATATTATTTCTGGTTTTAAAACAATAACAGATCTATCTTATGTAGAAAATGATCCATACCAAGTAACAAACGTAAAGGGGCTTTCTGGTACACATATGAAGCATATTGGTGTAAGTAAACCAACAAAAGATGTAAAACACGTTGTTTCGAAAATGGAAATGATAGTAAAATCAGTAATGAAAAAGTATGGAGTTTCAGCAAAATATAAGTTTGAACCTCGCGAAAGAAAAGCAAAAACACTAACGATAGGATATTAGAATGAAAAAATCAGAATTTAAAGCTCTAATCAAAGAATGTTACAAGGAAATTCAAAAAGAAAGTAAAGAATACGACGACTTCTTTACAGCCACTCTTAAGAGATTCGGTGTTGAATCGCAAGATGATTTAGAAGGCGACAAGAAGAAAGAGTTCTTTGACTACATTGATAAGAACTGGACTGCGAAAAAGGAAACAGACTAAGTGTCTTATGAAAAAATAATTGGCTCTAGACAACTAGGAACTTTATCTACAGAAGATTGGATAGAGTATAATCCTTTTGTAAACAAAGGGACATTTTTTCCAAGAACAATAAATTTCGAAGATATTGATCAAGCCGTATATAATTGGTTTAAGTCGAGAGATATAGTTCTCAATGACAACGTAGTTCCTGCTTTCTTTTTGTCTCATGAGAAATGGGCCGAATTCAAACGACAATGGAAATATGTTGATGGTGATAGAAATGTAGATTATCCATATATTACCATTCGAAGATCTGATTTCAAACAAGCTCAAGAACCAGTAAAGAGTAGAATCCCAGGTAAGAAATATACAATATATCGAATTCCTCACTACACTCCTGGTGGAGCGACATATAAGCATTACAGAGTACCTCAACCAATACAAGTAGACTTTGAGTACGAAGTTAGAATTCTAACACATTACATGGCAGATATTAATTCTATAAACGAAACCATAATTAAGCATTTTGCAAGCCTTCAAGCATATTTAGATCTAGATGGTCACTATATGCCAATGAAGATTGAAGACATAGGCGACGAATCAAATTTTGATAATATAGAAGATGAAAGAGTTTTACAGACTCGATATGTCATAAAAACGAATGGCTATATTATTGACGAGGAAGAATTTGAAGAAAAAATTGGAATTAGTTCGATACAGGTTATCATTTCTGAAGATTTATCATAAAGAGAGGTAAAGTATGGCAGAGGTACATGTTTCCCCGGGCGTTTATGTCCGCGAAAGAGATTTTTCTTACTACGTATCAAGTATTGGAAATTCCAAACTTGCGCTAATAGGGGAAACTAAAAAAGGTCCAGCAATGACACCAATGCTGGTAAAAAATATGGGTGAATTTAGAGAGAAATTTGGAAAAACAGATCCAAATAAGCATGTTGGGTATTGCGCACAAGAATATTTCAAGAATGCCAATGAGGCATATATTGTTAGAGTGTTGGGCGATGATCTTCTGAGAGGAACAGCAAATGAAATTATTCCTCTACATGCTTGGGATTCCACAGCAGCGGCATTTGTTTGTGTTGCTACAATTTTAGCACCGCAAAACACTGATTATTTATTGCAAACTGGGGTAACAACAACAGCAAATGTTGGATTTACAGCGGGTGGATTATATAGCGGAACTATTAACTTGTATAATAAGTCGTCAGCAAGTTATATTGAAACATTATTCCCAAGAACTCAAGATTTATCTATTGGTAATAAGTTGGCAACACAGCACATATTCCCAACAACTATAGCTAGAGGATTAACGTTCTCAGGTACAATTTTATATTCTGGTATAACAAGTGGTAATTCAAGCTCTATTTTGAGTACAGAACCATTATATGTAGATGGATATTCAAATGCTAGAACGCCTCTAATTGTTTCAAGCGTGCCTAATGTGTCTAGCGAAGGTGTTGGGCTGTTCACACTTTATTCTCTATCGGATGGAAAAGATGCTAACAACGAGATTAAGATTGAGATTGCAAACATTGATATCGCTAATAATAAATTTGACATTTACGTTAGAGAAATTGATGATACAAATGCTAGTCGCAAAATTCTAGAAAGTTATGTTGGCGTTACTCTTGATCCTACAAGTACTAACTATATTTTGAAGCAAATTGGTGATAGCCAGGATGATTCTGGTGATTACGCTTTGAAATCAAATTATATTTATGCTGACGTAGAATCTGGAGATCTTAGTAACTATGTTCCAGGTGGATTCAATAGAATTGTTGCACCGGTTAGTGGATCTTCATTAACTGCCGGTGAGGTTGCTTTCCCACAATGGAATATGACTACAACATATTTAACAACAACAGCAGTTAAGAGACAATGCTTAGGTCTGAATCACGCTACAACAGACGATGATTTGTTGATGATTGGTAACAATAGTGCTTGGGATATGACAAAAACTTCTGATCATTATCTCAAGGGATTTCATCTACAAAGCGGAGCAAGTTCAACATATTACTATAGCGGATCTAGTGGATTTACTAGTGGAACTGGCGGATATGAAGTAACCGATGCTAAATTTGTTGTTCCTGTTCTTGGTGGTAATGATGGTTGGTTCTGGTCTGCGGAGACTAGATTGCGTCTATTGTCTGGAGCGGCGTCAACTTCTGAAGAAACACAATGGAAATCGGCTATCGATACAGTAAAAAATACTGACGAATATGATATCAATCTAGTTGCAACTCCAGGAATTGCTATCAACCAGGCAATCTCTACATATGCAAGAGAAATGTGCGAGACACGTGCAGACTGTTTGTATATTGGTGATATGCCTAGCAATTATACATCGGTTGCACAGGCTATTGATGCAACAGCTGCTATTGACTCAAGTTATGCTGCAACATTCTGGCCATATGTACAGATTTGGGATAGTGATAATTCGAGAGATGTTTGGATTCCACCAACTGCTCAAGCTCTTGGAGCTATGGCGTATACTGATTCGGTTAGTGATCCATGGTGGGCACCGGCCGGTCTAAACAGAGGTATCTTAACGGTCAACAAGGCAAAATATAAGCTTGATCAAGATGATCGTGATATATTGTATAGCAATAAGATTAATCCAATCGCAACATTTCCAGGACAGGGGATTGCCATTTGGGGACAGAAGACTCTACAAACAAATACTACAGCTCTAGACCGTATCAACGTAAGACGAATGATGCTTTACATTGAGAAGGTTATTGCTGGGGCAAGCAAGTATATCGTCTTCCAACCAAATGATGAAACTACTTGGGATCATTTCAAGGGTCTCGTACAGCCTATTCTGGACATCGTGAAGATTAGAAGAGGTCTATATGACTTTAGAATTATTATGGATGAGACAACAAACACTGATGATTTAATTGATCGCAATACAATGCTTGGGCAGATTTATATCAAACCAACAAAAACAGCAGAAGCTATTACGATTAACTTTAACATCATGCCTCACGGGGCCGTGTTTACTGAGTAATGGGTAAATTGGTAATAACATGGGGAGTCAATTTTATTGACTCCCTATATTTATAACAAAGGTAGTAAAATGAAAAAATCTGAATTAAAAGCCGTGATAAAAGAATATTATAAAGAAGTGCTATTAGAAGCAATATCTCCCGCAGCAAATAAATTTGTTTCTGCTTTAGAGAAGACTGTCAAATTCTACAAAAATAGAGTTTCAAAAGAAACTGATGCGGATATAAAGTCCACGCTTACTAGTGATCTAAATAAATACGAAAAAGCTTTAAGCATAGCAAAAAATAATCCTGCGGCTGGATATAAAGCGTGGCGCAATATGGATACAGAGTTAAGAGACGTAATTATAGATTACATTTCTAAAAAAGATCTAGATACGTTTGCACGAGAATTATAATCGTTACAATAAATTGGATGTGGAAAATGAAAAAATCAGAGTTGAAAAAAATAATTAGAGAGTGTATGCGAGAAAAGCTAAATGAAGTAACATTAGATAAAACTGCCGCACTAAAATTATTAAAATTTGTGAAAGATACTAAAATTAAAACTGCTGATGATGAAATAACATTATCGTTGAACGACCGCGATAAATTAAAGGCACAAATTGGTGGTAAACTACCTCGTGGAATACCGGGACCAGAACAAGGTTTAAGGGTGACACAAATTATTAATTTTGCAGATCCTTCGGGAGATTATTATAACGACGGTGGCGACTTTGTTTCCAAAGAAAAAACAATTTTGCCAGCGGGGAAAGGAAAAACTGTTGGTGATTTTGCGCGAGCCGCCGGAATTAAAGTATAAACTAAATGAAGTTCTAAAGCAAATAGAACGATTAAAAGTCATGGCTGGTTTAGATGAAGATCAAAATGAACGTCAACGTCTAGCCGAAGAAGAATTGATTGCAAAAATGAAACACTATAACGTGGGTCGTTACAAGAAAGGATAAGTTATATGGATAATGTTATGAAACCCAGTGAAATGAAACCTAGGAATGCTCCGCAAACATTCGAGGTTCCGTTTGATGTTATTGAATTACCCTCAGAAGGAAAACTCTATAAAGAAGGTTCGCTTGCCGGAAAGTCCTCACTAGAGATTCAATATCTAACCGCTAAAGAAGAAGATATTCTTACTTCTCCAAATTTGATTCAATCTGGAAAGCTTCTTGATGTTCTTCTAAAGAGTGTTATCAAGGATAAGTCTGTTAAGCCATCCGAATTATTACTTGGAGATAGGAATGCAATTATCATCTGGTTGAGAGCGACTGGGTATGGCGAAGAGTATCCTGTTCAAATGCAATGTCGTCACTGTGGAGAAAAATATATTGCAAACTTTAATCTATCTACATTCGAAGAACGAAAACTAACTGAAGATTTTGATGTGAATGGATTATTTAGTTTTACTTTTCCAACTTCAAAGAAGACTATTTTATATAAACTTCTTGCTGCCCAAGATGAAGATGATATTGGTTTGATGATTGAAGACCGTAAGAAGAAGACTAATACCAAGATTGAGAATACTCTTACATTAAAGATGAAATATATGATCAAAGATGTCGATGGTATTACTGATTCTGGTGTAATTAGTCAATTTGTAGATACGATGTCTCTTCGTGATACAAAAGCGTTTAGAAAGAAAGTTTATAGTATGGAACCAGGGTTGATTATGGAACAGAATTGTAAATGTTCAGAGTGTAATGAATTTAACCTGGAGGTTATGCCGATGCGGTCTAACTTTTTTTGGCCTGAAGATTAATTACATTGGTGAGATGTTAGAAGAGATTTTTCAATTACAATTTCACGGTAAGATGTGTTTTACCGATATCTACAATCTTCCAATAAGCAGAAGGAAGTGGTTTATCACTCGAACCATCAAAGAAATTGAACAAATCAACAAAGAAATAGAACACGCCACCAAACAAAGAAGATAACCAGAATGACCCGAGTGAATTGCTCGGGTCGTCTATATATTCATATGTCTTTCGGTATTGAATTCAGCTGGGGATGATCTGGTGATACTCTTTATGATAAAATGAGGCTCCTGAGCCGTGTTGTACCCAGGAACCTCATTTTTGTGTGGCAGGATTAGAAGTTTAATACGGCGTCGTCATATCTGATAGTGATTGTCACGTTCACCAAATCATCTGACGACATGTCAAGATCACCAAAATTTGCAGTCGTGATGAAGGCGCCGTTGATCGTCCACTTTTCTACAGTTTCGCCAACGGGATCTAGAAGTTTTAGAATGACGGTTTGTTTATAATTTGAAGCATATCCCATTTTACCGGTGGTGTGTTCAACACATAGTCTAACCCAGTCCATTACCTTTTGTGAGGTCGAAGGACCGATTGCATCAATGAATGTAATATCTAGTGTTTCCCAAACAGAACGACCTGCAACCCACTTGCTAGTATTCATCCATTGGATTTCAGTTTCGTTTATTGTTGCTGTTGGGCGACTCGATGTCTGAACCATCCATTCAGAAAAATCTAGCCCCGGAAATTCAATGTACCATCTATTTTTGCGTTTTGGTTCGTTATAATAAGGTACAGGACTAAGCATTTGGACCATGAGTGTCTCCTTTTCTAGAATATAAATATCACTAAAAAAAAATGATGCATAATATTTATATTCAAACCGCGGAGTGGAATAATGGATAACGGATTCGGTTCACAAGATGGACTATTTGGAAATTTTGGTGAAATTCTTAAAGATTTTGCTGGTTCAGTTAAAGACGGTGGAATGTCGTTTGCTTCTGCTGCCGCTGGAATTTCTATGGGTGCTAATATATTTGGCAATAGCGTAGATAAGTTAAAAGAATTTTCGCAAAGTAATGATTTCTTTGCTACTGTTTTATCGTCATTTAGACAGGGTATAAAAATTTTTGGATTAGCCGAGTTGGCAACCACTATTGTTAATCTTACGACATCAATATATTCAGTAAGACGAGATCTTAGTCGTGATCTTGGTATTGTTGGAAAAGAACGAGAACGTTCTCTCGACATACTAAATAAACAAACAGAATTAACACTCCGTTTTGGAATTGGTCTTAGTTCTAATTTCGAGATGTTTAAAGCACTATCTAAAGAATTCAAAGATTTTACAATACCATTGAGGTTAGGAAACCTAGTTGCCGAATCATCTATTATATCAGAAAGATTTCAATTAACGGCTGATCAAACTTCTGCTATTGTTGCTAATCTTGTTAAGTTTGGCGGTAAGAGCGTTGCTGAGTTAAGAGAGTTTTTTGAAACTGTTGAAGGTACCTCTGTAAAAGAACTTGTTCCGTTTACCATGGTTGCTCAGAACATTTCAAACGCTTCGAAAGAGATGTATCGTTTTAATTTACAATCTAGAAGCGGCGTACAAAACTTTAGAAAAATGTCTGTTTGGGCTACTAAGCTTGGAATAGAAATGACAACACTTATAGGCGCAACCGATAAATTAAGAACATTTCAGCCTGCTATGGAATTAGCGGCACAGTTTGGTAGATTTGGAGTACCAATATCACCACTACAAGTTATGGGTGCAGCTAGAACAAACGACTTTACCTTTGTGGCAGAGCGTCTATTATCAGCTATTGCTGCTCAAGGCGCAACGAGCAAAGGGCAACTTACTTCTATTGGCTTCGATATGGCAAGTGTTCTTGGTGATTCAATTGGAATGTCAACAGATGAAATACAACATGCCATTCAAATCATGACAACACAAAATATTTCTGCGCAAGAAGCGATGGCAGATTATAATGATAACTTAGAGAAATCTTTAAGTTGGCAGCAAAGCTTAGATTCAATTGTTAAGAAACTACTATGGGGATTTAATATTGTTGCATCGAAGGCCATGCCTGCTCTCGATAGAGGAATATCTTCTATTGCAAAAACGGCAAAACAAATGTCACCGGCTATTAGGGAGTTTGCAAATGGCTTTTTAGCATTTATGGGAATTGTTAATGCGACAATAGTTCCAGCACTATTATTTATTGTTAAGGGTATTGGTTTAATCTTTAAAGGATTGGATAAAGCTTTTGGCGGGTGGCTTCCAAAGATTCTTGGTGGAATGTTGGCAGCATTAACAACATTAGTTATCCTTAGAATTGGTGGACAGGCCGTCGGAAACGTAGTCAAAGGTGTTGGTCGGGCTCCTGCAAGATTTATGGATTGGTTTTTCAATCGTAGCAAAGGTGATGCTGGGGCAATAAATCAAGGCGTAGGAAAAACCTTTGAACGGGCTGGATCTGTAGGTAAACGAGGCAAAACATTTGGTGGCGGTAAAACAACCATGCTTGGTGATGCAATCAAGAAGATGAGTCCACTTAAAATGGTTGCTATGTCAAAACTGCTGTTATCGACTGGTCTTGCTATGATTTCATTTGCTAGTTCAGTGTTAATCTTAGCCTTTGCGTTTAAGAAGTTTAATGAAGTAGAACCAGAAAGTATTGCCAAGGGATTTGCAGCAATTGGGTCTATGGTTGGATCTTTATTTTTGATGTCCAAATTTATTAATGTATTTTCTAAAGACGCCTTGTTTGCTATTCCAGTAATGTTCGCCATGGCTGGCGCAACTTGGGCATTAGGATCAGCTATGCAAACATTCAATAAAATAGAATGGAAACAACTTGGATTAGCGGCAGTAACCCTTGTTGGTTTAACAGCCGCTATGGTTGGTATTGGCGCCATAATAGGAACCGGATTTGGTGGAGCTGCAATTGGATTAGGAATGGTTGGAGTGCTCGGTATGGCAGCAGCCATTGCGTCGTTAGGACTAGCAATGCAAACTTTTATTCCAGTTGTAACGCCAATGCTCGCAGGTTTAAATGGGTTACACGAATTTTTAGCTAATATTTCAGATCTTCCATTGCTGAAACTTGGAGCAGGACTAATGCTAATTGGTTCAGGGTTAGGTGGAATCGGTCTAGCATCAAGCGTATTGGGATTTGCTTCTAATATGATGAGTTCTGATAGAAGTAATGCAACAGACAAGATTATATCTAATACTAACCGGCTCGTATCAATAGATTTAAGACTACATGAACTTTCAGTTGCGATGCATAAAATGATTGCGGCTATGACTACTAGAGAAGAAAGACAACCAGTAACATTAGAAACAAAAGTCGAATTAGATGGTAGGACACTAATAAAACAAGTTACTGATCATCTCGTTACAACTAAATGGAAGCCGGCGGGGTAAAGCGTGCCTGATAACTATGATGAAAATCAATCCTTAATTAGAGTAAAAGAAACTCCAACAGATCTAAGTTATGATGAGATAACTTCTCTTATTAAAAATGGAGATACCATCATACGAGAATATTCTACAGATTCGTTAATTGTTGAGTCGGCCGGTTTAGAAAGAGAACGTCTGACAGCTCTTAACAAAGTAGATGTTATTGATATGTCTATTGATCAAGTAATAAATGAGGGGTTGACAATACTTGGTAACTTAACATTAAGTTCAGTTGTTAGTCCTATTAAGATTGGTGGATTTAGTCTTAATAATGTTGTAGATTCAATCAAAACTTCAACACTATCTATAATACAATTGTTTCCAGATAGAGGTATAGGGCCAATTGAAGAATTACCATTCTATCAACTAGAGAATCATCCTAGAAATCAAAATTTAGTAACAACAACGCAAACCGGTTTAGAGCATTCTATTAGAGCTAGATTACACCAAGCAAACGAAAATACATATGTTAAGAATGCTTTTGAATACGGAGATAATCTATTCAATTCATTAGCGGGCATAAAAGTAAGTAACATCGAAAGAACGGCCCGAGATAATATTAAGAGAAATCTAAGTTCTAAGGGGGCTGAAAATAATATTGTTGACAAGATATATCCAATTTTTGGTATATCATTGCAAGACAAACAACCACAAAACAAATGGTATCCATTAGAAGGATTGGGCGCAGGTCTTGGTCCGTCTTTCTCACCAGAAGAATTAGAAAAAAAGACTTTTAATTTCAAGATGTATAATCTTGCTTCGAACACAGCTCAATCATTTCCAGCATATATTCGGACATTCAACGAAAGTTTAGACGTAACGTGGGATGAAATTGAATTTCTAAACAGAAGTGAAAGCATAGAAATATATCAACGAGCATCGAGATCGTTTACTTTAGAATTCTGGATTTTTGCTACAATTGACTCATTAAGATCTAGCGATTATCGAATTGCAAACCAAGGAGATCCATATCCGGTGTCTACAATTGAAGCTGTTACGTCTAACGGAATAAAGATTATTGAGCTTGTTGATAAGGCTGAAATGTGGAATAAGATAAACTTCCTACATTCGTTAACTCGGCCATTATATGGAGACAACAATACTTATGTGAAAGCACCGTATTTTAGACTATGGATTGGAGATCTAATAAAGGGAATTTATTCTAATGTGTCAAATATAAACATATCATATGATCCACTGGTTTGGGATTTAAATGATGACAATCATCGACCAATGATTGCGATGATAACGATGGCTGGTAAATTCTTCCACGGTGTTGCACCAAATGCTAGTGACCCAGATTTTTATAGAGATTATGCCATAGAAGAGGAAACTCATGCCAAAGCAAACTAATCGTTATGTGAATGTTTTTGGGATGACTAAGACTAAAAATAACACCCCAACTACAAATAGCACACCATATGCTGTTCGTGATAGAGAAACCGATATTTATATTACCTATAACGATGCAGATCGTCTTGATCTTGTTTCACAAAGAGTGTATGGATCACCAAATTTTTGGTGGTTGATATTAAGTGTAAATGGTTTTTCTATTGAATTCGACATTGAATCGGGTGATATCCTTAGAATTCCATATCCACTAAATGATGTCTTAGATGAAATACGAGGACAGGTTGTATGATTCAAGATCTAGTTCCATATGCAAAACTTGTTAAGAGATTTCCAGCTGGAGATATACTTGATTTTTCTCGTATTGTGTCTGAGAACGTATTCCTTGATCCTTTAAAGATATACGGACTACAAACAGTAACCGCCCGGTATGTTATGGGTGCAATTGAAATCGATGCAGTTATTGTGTTTCATCAAAATATAATTGCCGAAGGCACAGATAAGAATAGTTTGATTAGGAAAACTCTATCATTTGACGGTGAATGGGAACTAGAGTTTGGTTGGGGTGGCGGTCTCAATAGAGAACAAACATTCAAGATTACAAACATGGCTATGTTGAAATTTAATATTATTGGAGATGCAAAGAATAAGATTTTCAATGTAGAATTAAAATTAATACCAAAATTAAATTATTCTCTTGGAAAGATTCAATTAGCCTCGTGTATTCAAACCGTTGACCACTATACCTCTGCTTTTTCCGACGATGCAATAAAAAAAGAAGTTACTCTAGGAAATGTTATCGCTAGAGTTTTAAATGAGTGTAAAGAAATTATAGCAACAGCGAAAAAAAATATTGGCACTGGACCACTAGTTGTTCCAAGAAAAGAAGGCCCAATATCAATAGAACATTATAATCAAGTGGTCAATGAATTCGAAACGCAACGAATGCTAGCTAATCTAAATGAAAGTGATATTCCATCCCCAAGCGAAATATATCTTGTATCATTTGGAGCAAACGATACTGAAGCAGAAGGAAAAGCATTTGATTTCCATAATAAGCCTATGACACACACACAAGCGTTTGATGAGATAGCAAATCTAGTAAACAATAACATCACCGTATTTGAATTCATTGAAAATATGTTGATTGATAATGGATATGCAACATATCTACATCAGACAAAGGTTGGATCTACTGGCAAACTAACGTGGATGATTATACAGAGCGCGTTTAACAATATAGGAAAGTATTCAGAAAAAGAATATAGAGGAATCACAGAAGGAAAGATCGAAGTTTCTCCAAATGATATTAACCGAACATCAAAGTCGTTAATTTCTGGTCAAAGTGGTAAGATAGAAAACATTTTCAATGTACATTCTAGAAGCAATATAATAAAATCTATACAAATCGAAACAGAAGAAGGCGAACCAACAATTATTGCATCTAAAGCAGCCGATGCCGCAGTTGGGGCAACAGGATTCATTGAAGGTAATAATACAAGTTTTCCAAAAGATTCTAGAAACAACATTGTTGATGTTTTCGAGTATTTAGTTGGAATGTCGAAGAAGGCAACGTTAAATATTCTTGGTTTACCAATAATTACAATTAATGATAATATCAATCTAGAATTTGGTGGTAGATTATTTAGCGGGCTATATAAAGTTATTGAAGTAAAGCATACAATAGACTCCACGTTTACAACTGATGTTATAGTTGTGCAAACTTTAGAAGGTCTTCCTTCCGAAGTTAATAATTTTGGAGCAACGCCAATTATTGAACCCGCTTTTGCTTTACCAGAAGATTTCATCGATTTGCTTACTAAAGACAATAGTTTTGGTTCAGAGAGTGATGAAGCGCTAACTAAAGAAGAACAAATATCGCGTGCTAGAAGAAAAGTATTTTAAATGGTTATTTGTAATGTGTTATTAGATACTATCGACGAAAAGATATCTAATTTAAATACAAAAAAGATAATAAATGTCTGCACAGATCTAACTCAAATTGACACGACTGTGGAGACACTTGTCTATGGATATTCTCTTGCCAAGAAACTATTTGGAAAATACCTCAATCCAACCACAGCTAAGATAAACTCATCATACTATTGGTCTTTTTCTACAAACGAGAAAGAGAACACAACTATTGTTGATGAGTTTATTGAAAGTCGCGTTAAAAAATATTTCAAGTGTATAGAAAATGGTATTGATGTTGTTATAAAAGAGTTCGATATAGATATTTTTGTAGATCATCTTACCGAATATCCCCTGCTTCATCGAGGGAAGCACGAGATATACGTGGTTGATTACAGAGCATCCAATCAATATATTATTCATTCGTTCAAGAAAGACACCTTGGAGTATTCTGGTGTCTCTCCCGATGTATTCTTTAATGCCATTATTGACAAGTTACACTCAGAATGTATTATGTTCTCAACAGACGAAATAGATTTATTTAATGATAGGGAAGTTTTACCACTATTTCTACAAGATTTATATCTAGCTGAGACAAACATATGGCTTACCATGAAAGATATTGAACGTGAAGTTATGATTCTTAAAAACACTAATACGATCTCTAAGGCAGACGTGTTAATATTTTTGGTAAAGAAACTAGAGTTTATTAGAAATAGACGAAAAGAAATCAGATTAAATTATGTTTGAAACTGTCCAATCATATAAAAGGAATATTCAGTCTGCAAAAGCAGAACAATTACTGGCACGATGTAATATTTTTATCGATTTGGCCCTTCTTCGCGCGGCGAATATGGCTAAAAAAGATAAGACCTTCTATTCATTGCTATCGTTAGCGTCTGATAATAATGGTTATATCACAACAGAATATCAGGGCAGGGATAAGGTGACCTTTCGTATGTTTGTAAAGAAAGGTTTTCCTAATATCATTAATATGTCTGATCCTGTTATACTAAAGTCTATGAAATCTAGATATCCAAATGGTAAGATTGTTGAATTAGACTATGCAACACAAGAATATACCATTATGTTATCGATGTTAAAGATACTAAATGCCCCAGAAGATCCTCATTACACCGTGTGTGACTTGATTAGGTGTACACGGTCTGAGGCAAAAGTAATAAACAATACTTTATTTTATGGAACTGATCATAATTATGAAGAAGTGTTAAAAACGCTGAGAAAAAAAGACGCGGAAAATAAAGTTGGTCTTAAACAATATCTTGCTACGGTCGTTGAAATTAGAAAACGTATTAATAATTTTGTTCTATCACACAATAAGGCTTATGCTACAAAAGGGTTTGTAGTAAACCCGTATGGTAGAAAACTCTATCCTAAAAAAGAAAGCAACATATTTAATAATATCGCACAATCTGTTGGCTCTGAAGTGTTAATAGATTCAATATTGAAAATCGAAGATGTAATAAAAAACGAACCAGTAAGGTTATTGTTCCACAAATTTGATTCTCTTTATTTTGATTTTTCACAAAAAGCTTTATTTGAGTGTTTGAAGAAAATAAAATGTACAATGGAAACTATAAATCCTAATATTGGGCTTCAAACTAAGATAAAGATAGGAGACAGCGTCGGTGAATTAAGGGAGTTGTGATGACAAGATTGCTATTGTTGGCGTCTTTTGTTGATAAAGAAGAACTATATGATGCGCTAGATAGTATTTCGTCGGCAATAAACATAGATCGATCCAAAATTTTTGTATTTATTAATGAAGATAATCCGGATGAATATATTTTGACATACAATCTAAATTCGGAACTAGCAAACATTAAGTTTACATCTATTTGGAAGAATACAATTAGCATACATAGGAAGAAAAATACCAATACACTGTATTCATTGAATGCAATGAACAAATTAATTAAAAAATTCAACAATGGAGTAATGAATCAAAGTTACAAATTAAATTGGAGTGAATATCAAAACAGTTTTTTGATAATTAAAGGTGGTAATGTGGTAATAATACCACTCAGATTAGTCAAGATAAATCATTAATTTCAAGAATTATATTTACAGATTCTAAAAAGCAGTGTAATATTTACGCAGTACTACAAAAAAGCAGTATCATGCAACTAAAAAAACAATAGGAGGAAAGCATGGACATTAACAAACTTAAAGGAAAGCTACAAAATCTACAAAGACAAGGATCAGGATCAAATTTATTTCTAAAGCTATCAGAAGAAAAGCAACAAATTAGAATGGTTCCATATCCACATCAAGACGGTAATGACCCATTTATTGAAGTTTATTATCATTATGACATTGCTGGGGTTAGATCATTGATCTGTCCAAATATGAACTTTGGTGAGCCTTGTCCTATTTGTGATCTAGCTGAAGAGTTTAGAACTATGGGTGGTAAGGAAAACTGGAGAACGTTCACAACGCTTCAAGCAAAAATGAGAACTTATAGTCCGGTTATTGTTAGAGATGCCTCGGAAACGACCGTAAAGCTTTGGGGTTATGGATCTAAGATCTATACCGAGTTGCTTGAAACGTTTATGGACGAAGACTATGGTGATCTAAGTAACCCTAATACGGGAAGAGACATTAATGTGTGGTTCATTCCTTCAGGTTCACCTGGAAACGATAGTGATTATTCGCAACCCAAAATGAAGATCAAACCAGCGCAATCAAAGTTAGCTTCAAATAAGGAGACGGTTATTAAATTGCTCGAGTCAATGCCAAATTATCTGCATGAAGCAGATGAATTCAAAGCAATGTCATTTGATCAACTTAAGGAACTGGTTAGAAAGTTATCTGATGTAGAGCCGGTTGATACTGATACGGTAGTTTATACTAAGACCAAAGAATCTAATGACGATGATGAAACAGACGATGATTTAAATGATAAACTTAAGGGTCTATTTGAAGAGGACGACTAGATGCTAAAGAAAAAACCGTATATTATTCGGGGAACGGGTTTTCCCGTAGACGGTTCTCTTGTATACATCAATAAGGAGTGGGAGGATGGATATGTGTCTGTCCTCCTAATTAAAGATAACTCGTTATTTGAACCGTTGTCTATAAAGATTCATAAGAAATATTTGCAATTGTGGAAAAGCGTGGTACAATACTCGTATAGTTTTACGTTAGAGAAACATGATGAAGAAGGTCGTTGTGTTGAATCAACTAATTTTGAAATTAACGAGACAATCAAAAATATTTCTTTAGACACAATCAAAGAATATCTAGAATTAAATCTTACACCAATATTACGAACGGAATGACATGGTAAGAAACAAAGAAACGTTTGAAGATCAATTGATCGACAATCTTGCGTCTACTTTTACCAAGAAAAACACTAATGCTACGGCATCTTATTTGTGTGATTCGAGCACAAATGTAAAGAACTGGGTATCTACTGGGTCGTACATGTTAGATCTAGTTTTATCTAATAGGACGAGTGGTGGTGTACCGGTCGCACGATTAATCGAGGTTGCAGGAGGAGAAGGCGCGGGAAAGACCTTATTAGCTTCGTATATGATGGCTGACACTCAACGACAGGGTGGAGTTGCTATTTTCATTGACTCAGAACACGCTGCCTCTATGGAAGTATTAGAAGCAACCGGTGTAGATACAAACAAGTTGGTTTATATTCAAGCCGACACCGTCGAAGATGTGTTTACCTCTATGGAGTCTATTACAAATCAGATCGCCGAGTCTAAGACAAACAAGCTCATTACTATTGTTTGGGATTCTGTTGCAGCTTCACCACCTAAAGCAGAAGTAGAAGGAAACTATGGTGATCAAACTATTGCTCTGAAAGCACGATTGATTTCTGCTGGTCTGCGAAAGTATATTCCAATTTGTAGTTCACATAATGTATGTTTAGTCTTCATCAATCAACTGAGATCAAAAATAGGCGGTGTCGCATTTGGAGATCAAAGCACAACGCCTGGTGGAAAAGCCATTCCATACCATGCTAGCGTAAGACTTAGGGTTTCACATTTCAAACAGATCAAGGATTCAGATGGAAATATTGTTGGTAGAATAATAAAATGTGAAATAAAGAAGAACAAGGTTGCCCCACCAATGCGAACAGTGTATTACACAATTAGATGGGGAGACAAACCTGGAGCATGGATTGATGAAGTAGAGTCTTTATGGGATGCGGCAATTAGAGCGGGTGTTCTAGAAAAGAAGACTGCACAAAAGTACGTATTTGAGGTTCCTTCTACAAAAGAAAAAATGGAGTTAACTAAAAATAAGTTTACTGAATTATTGAATGAAGCGGCATTCAGTACCGAGTTTAAAAATGCATTGGCTGAGGCGTATATTATTACTGGTAAGAAAATAACAGAAACAATATTGGAAGATGTAGAAAATGAGGACGGTCTATAATGAATAAGGAACACAATTTTCAATTGATTCTTAGGGTTGATAATAAGACGATTGCTACAAGAAATGAAAAGTTTGTAGAATATAATGAAGATGTTATATATTCGTTACGTTTAAATTCACTAATGAAATCATTATGTGAAGAAATTGCAACAGCTTTAAAAGACAGCTCTATTGAACAAGCGCATCGACTCGTTAGAATGGATGGATGAGCTTTGAAACGTTATTTGTTGGTAGACTTTTATAATACTTTCATACGATCATTTAATGTTGTTCCAATAACGAATGACAATGGTGATCATGCTGGTGGAACGTATGGATTTTTACGCAGTATGAAATCGGCTATTGATAAATTTTCACCAACAGAAGTGTATATTATCGCCGATGGGCCACAAGCGTCATTACGCCGACGCATAGTTGATAAAGATTATAAATCAAATCGCAAGAGAGAATGGAAACGCGGTATTGTAAAGGCTTACGATTTTCTAAGTGAACAAGAGCATAGTGAAAGTTTTTCAAAACAGCTCACAAGATTACAAGAATACCTTAATATATTGTCTATAAAGAAAATACAGATACCGTATATTGAGGCAGACGATATTATAGCCCAAATAGCAAATACTTCTGATAAAGATGTTGAAGTAATAATTTATTCTACTGATGCTGACTTCAAACAATTAATTTCAGATAGAGTGTTTTGTTACAACCCTATAGCTAAATTACTAACAACGAAGGAGAAATTCTTAGAGAAACACGGGTACTTGCCTAATAATTATATCTACTTCAAATGCATAGCCGGCGACAAGAGTGATGAAATTACCGGAGTCGGCGAACGTATTGGCGAAAAAACTTTTGCTAAAATGTTTCCAATAGCCCAAGAAGAGAAGTTTAAAAGCTTAAAAGATCTTCTTGTGTTTTCACAATTAGAAGTAGATAGTAAACGTAATAAGAGTAAAAGCATACTAAGACAGCACCAAGCATTAATAGAGAATGAAACGCTTCTCCAGAAAAATTGGACGTTGATGCAACTCCAAGATGTTGATGTGAGTATGCAAACAAAGGACGTTATTCGAAAGGTTATGGCGACCAGCCCGAATGAATTCAATCGTCAAAGACTTCGAAGAATGTTCATGGAAGATAGTTTCGGTTCAGAATTACAATACTTTGATGCGTGGTCTAGGATATTCACTAGATTAGCACTCAAAGGAAGGAAGGTTTAAATGAAAAAGATTTTTTCAAGTTTAATTGTCGCAATGTTGTGTGCTAGTATCGCTTTCGCTGGTGAATTTGGTGGAACATCGGTTATTAACACCATTATAGACACAGACGACGAGCAGCAAAAGCTAGAAACAGACTTAGCATACGTTGCGGGGTGGTATAAAGGAGAGTCCTTTGAATTATATAGTGTGTGGGATCAAGAGACCAACACAATAGAGTTCGAGGAAGCAAACATTAAGTTCGCGCTATTTGATCTTAATTGGGCAATAGGTCAAAAAGCTGTTCCTATTGGATTTATGCATCTACAAAGACCTGAGACGTCAGTGTTTATTACTGCTCCAAGAGCCGACGTTATAAGGAATGGGTTACATCTTGATACTGGATTTGATATAATTCAGCTTGAGGGTATGTATTGGTCTAA